GGTTTATTGAGAATTTTCCGTTTCCATTCTTACCCCCTATTCCAGGTACTCTAGAGAGAAGAGAAGAGAGAGAGAGTTAAGTGTAGAGTAGGTGGATCCCGTAGTCAGAACGGAAACGGAAAATGGTGGTGTGAAATGAATGAATCGGACTTTAAGCGTTGGTTGCGGACCAATTGGAATGGCTGGATGGAGACCTATGAGCCTCGCAGAGGAACAGGCATTGGCATCCCTGATGTTCAGATTGTTGTCGATGGGAGGATTGTGCCGATCGAGTTGAAGGTTGGCGTGATCAAGAATGGCGTTTTGTTTCCTCGTGAGGTTCGTCCTCCGCAAATTGTTTGGCACAAAAAGCTGAATGATGCTGGCGTTGCGACTGTGCTGCTGATTGGGGTTTATGATTTCACCATTGATGACTTCATCGCTTGCGCTGTCGATGGGCAATACATCAGAAACTGGAAACATGGCTACAAGCATTACATCAAGTTTGATCCAACGGACAGCAGTCGGTTCAATCTTTTGTTTCCTGCGTGGTGCAAGGCGAGGATGATTATCTAGTCCTTTCCTTTTTCGAACTTTCGGCGCATAGTGCTGCTACGTTCCTCGATTGTCATTGATGGGGACAAGCAGTGACGAAAAAGCGCACCCACAATCGAAACTTTGTTTCGCGTGAGATCGATCACGAGGTGTTTGAGGATATTCTCTTCCGCATGATGAATGGCGAATCGATCACAGCGATTTGCAAAGAGGAAACTCAGCCACATTACTCGGTTTTTATGAAATGGGTTCAAAGCGACCAGGACCTATTCGACTCGTACGCGCGAGCGCGAGCGATGCAATCGGATTACTTCTTTGATCAAATGGTCGAGATTGCCGACAGCGATCCGGATCTTCAACGAGCAAAGCTCCGCATCGACGCACGCCAATGGCATGTTGGCAAGATCTCCCCGAAAAAGTATGGCAACAAGCTGCTCACGCAGCTGGATGCAAACATCTCGCATTCGGTCAAGCCGGACCTTTCGCAACTGTCCCATGAGGCTCGCGAGGAACTCCGCACGCTCCTGATCGAGCAGATGCGCCGCGCTCCGACCACCATCGAAGGTCGCGTCGTTGAGGTGGATGAATGAACGTCCGTCAGGATATTGATTCTCTCCTGCGGAACTTCAGCAGCGAGGCGCTGCTCGACGAAGCAAATCGCGTCAACTACGAAGAGGATTTCTATTCCTTCTTCAAGGGCGGTTGGCGCTATTTCGATCCTTCACCGTTCATGGATGGCATGGCGCTCGAGGCTGTCGCATATCACCTCGAGGCAGTCATTCATGGCGACATCAAGCGGCTGATCGTCAACATCCCGCCGCGCATGTCCAAAAGCTCGCTGACGTCCGTCGCGCTGCCAGCATGGACATGGGCTCGCAGATGGGAGAGTCCCACCAGTGGTCCTGGCGTCCAGTTCCTCCATGCGTCCTACAGCCAGAGCCTGTCGCTGCGTGACTCGGTGAAGTGTCGCCGACTTATCGAATCGCCTTGGTACAAGAAATATTGGGGCGATCGTTTCCGGCTCACATCCGACCAGAACACCAAAACGCGATTCGACAATGATCGAGCTGGCTCCCGCCTTTGCACCTCCGTCGGCTCGACGCTGACTGGTGAAGGCGGCAACATCATCATCGTCGACGATCCCAACGCAGCGCAAGAGGCATTCAGCGAGGCGACCATCCACACCACCATTGAGTGGTGGGACACTGCGTTGAGCACCCGCCTCAACAACGCTCGCGATGGTGCATTCATCATCATCCAGCAGCGCCTCGCTGAGGACGACCTGACCGGCCACATCCTGAGCAAAGACGTGGGCGATTGGACGCACCTGATGCTGCCAATGCGCTACGAGATGGAGCGCCACACGCACACCGTCATTGGCTGGCACGATCCGCGTGGCGTGAGCGACGAAGGCGTTCCGTTGGTGACCATCCTGCCGGACGGCATGCGCGTCCCGGCGTCGGCTGAGGCAGCAGAGATCCTCCGCGAGCGGGAGGGCGAGCTCCTCTGGCCTGAGCGATTCGGCGAGACTGAGGTCGCCCAGCTCGAGCGGACGCTTGGTCCGTTCGCCGCCGCTGGCCAGTTGCAGCAGCGCCCAGAGGTCAAGGGCGGTGGCATCATCAAGCGTGACTGGTGGCAGGTCTGGGAAAACGAGAACAACGAATTCCCGCTGTGTGATTACATCGTTGGGTCGCTCGACACCTCGTACACCGAAAAGCAGGAGAACGATCCGTCGGCCATGACCGTTTGGGGAGTGTTCTCCGGCGACGGCGCATCGTACGTGAACAACATCGCGAGCGACCGCAAAGGTCTGATCAACATTGCCGACAACGCTCAACGGTTCGATGAGGCGGCGCAGGTCAAATTCCAGATGGCCTCAAGCCATTACTCAGCGCCCAAGGTCATCCTGCTTTACGCTTGGGAGGAATGGCTCGAGTTTCCTGAGCTCGTCGAGAAAGTCGGACAGACCGCTCGCAAATTCAAGCTCGATCGCCTGCTGATCGAAAACAAGGCGGCAGGTCATTCGGTCGCGCAGGAGATCCGCCGCCTGTTCAGCTCGTCTGACTTCGCCGTGCAGCTGGTCGATCCGAAAGGCGTCGACAAACGATCTCGCGTTTACGCCATTCAGCACATGTTCTCTGAGGGATTGATCTACGCACCCAACATGAAGTGGGCGGAAAAGGTCATTGTCCAGACTGGCATGTTCCCAAAGGCGAAGCATGACGACTTGACGGACACCGTGAGCATGGCACTCAGCCACCTGCGCACGACCGGCATGCTGCAGCGGTCCGAAGAGATCACGCATTCCGTCACTGAATCAATGCGCCATCAAGGTGCGCCTCCTGAACCTCTCTATCCGGTGTGATCATGCAACGTGTTCTGTGCCACGCGACGGTCGATCTTCGAGACGATGGAAAGTTTTCTGTTGACGTTGTCGGGAAAAAGCCCCACGATCAAACTCGAAACTATGTGATTGACGCGCCGAGCGAGAAGGATGCTGCGCTGTCCTGCATGGAGCGATTCGTGACAGAGATGCAAAAGCTCGACGCTGAAGGAACTGACCAATGCCAATGACTCCTGGCCTTGTGCCCAATCTGCGCCTTGACGATCAGGACGAGCAGCAACCTCCGCTCCCTGATATCCTCATCGAGATGCTGGGCGATGACCCGGACAAGCCGAAGATGGACGAAAGAGGCAACGTGCTCGAGATCGAGCACGGCGATGGATCCATCTCGATTAGCCTCGATGGCAAGCCGATCAACCCTGCCGCCAAGCGTGAGGACAAGAGCGATTGGTTCCGCAACCTCGCTGAGGAAATCCCCGAAACTGATCTCTATTCCATCGCCGACGAGCTGATTCGCGGCATCGATCAGGACCAGACATCGCGTCAGGATTGGGTCGATGAGCGGTCGAATGGCCTGCGCCTGCTCGGCTTGAAGGTCGAGATTCCCGGCATTGGCGGATCGGCTGACGGCGCTCCGGTCGAGGGCATGAGTCGCGTCCGCCATCCGTTGCTGCTTGAGGCTGTCCTCCGGTTTCAGGCCAATGCGCGGTCCGAGCTTTTGCCCACGGACGGTCCGGTCAAGATCCGGAACGACGACAACAACGCGACGCTGGAAGAGGATCAGCTGGGCAATGCCCTTGAGCAGGACATGAACCATTACCTGACCAGCACCGCCAAGGAATACTACCCCGACACCGATCGCATGTTGCTCATGCTCGGCTTCGGCGGCACTGCGTTCAAGAAGGTTTACTATTGCCCGCTCCGCAATCGCCCTGTCAGCGAGAGCGTCGATGCCGACGACCTGATCGTCAACAATGCGGCGACCGATCTGAGCAATGCGAAGCGTGTCACCCATCGCGTGATGATGCGTCCGTCGGTGGTCAAGCGCCTGCAGATCCTCGGCGTCTATCGCGACATCGAACTTTCGACGCCTGCACCCGCGAAGCTCGATTCCGTCCAGCGCGAGAAGAAGAGCCAGCAAGGCATTGCGATGGAGGATGTTGATCCCGACGATCGCGACCGCGAGATCTACGAGGTCTATTGCGAGCTGGACCTTCCGGGTTTTGAGCACAAGCTGCGTGGCAAAGAGACCGGCCTCGAGATTCCTTATCGCGTGACGATCGACCTTACGTCCAAAGAGGTTCTCTCGATTGTCCGAAACTACGACGAGGACACGAAGGATCTGCCTGAAGCCAAAGCAAATTTCGTCAAATACACGTTCGTTCCGGGCTTTGGGTTTTACGACATTGGCCTGCTGAACATCCTCGGCAACACGACCAATGCGATCACCGCTGCATGGCGTGAGTTGCTCGACGCTGGCATGTATGCCAACTTCCCTGGGTTCCTGTTCTCCGATCAGGGGTTGCGACAGAACACGAACATCTTCCGCGTTCCTCCGGGCGGCGGCGCATCGATCAAGACCGGTGGCATGGACATCCGTCAAGCGATCATGCCCTTGCCTTACAAAGAGCCTTCTGCTGCTTTGATGACGCTGGTCGCCAATATGGCCGATACCGGCATGCGGCTGGGCGGCACGAGCGAGCAGCAGGTGGGTGAGGGACGCGCCGACGCTCCGGTTGGCACGACTCTGGCCATGATCGAGCAGGCCACGAAGATCCTCAACTCCGTCCACAAACGCATGCACGCTGCTCAAGCGGAAGAGTTCCGCATGCTGATGGATTGTTTCAAGGACCATCCCGAAAGCTTCTGGCAGCGCAACAAGAAACCGGCGAAGCAGTGGGATCAGGACACTTTCTTGATGGCGCTTGAGAATTGCGATCTTGTGCCGCAGGCTGATCCGAACACCTCAAGCCATGCGCAGC